GTGGACAAATCTGGATGCTATGTACCCCAGCTATTTTAAAATTTCCTCATACGTTTGCTAGAGAAGCTAAACGATATGTGAACTCAAGACAAGACAAGTTACTGTGGAATTTTGTTGACGAAAGAAACAAAGTCCATATTAAGTTACTTAGGTTTTTAGGATTTAAATTTCTTAGAAAATTTCCCTATGGACCAAACAATTTATCCTTTATAGAATTTGTACGAATATGTGCAGTCCAGCAGCAATCGGACCAGCCTTCTCAGCCATAGGTGGAGCAGCTCAAGCGTCCCAAGCGAACAAAGAAAAAAGAAGAATTTACGAGCATAAATTAAAAATGCGAGAACGTAAGTGGATGCAAACAAGAGCTACTTACGCAACAAAAAAAGTTCAATTTGAACAAGAAGTTGATCTAGCAAATATTGCAGCTCAACGAGCTTATGCAAGAACACAGAAATCCTTATACGATGCTAGAGCTTTAGCCCTTATACAAAATCAAGAAGATTTTAAAAGCAATCTTGTAGCTGAAGGTGAAATCTTAGCAAAAGCAGCAGAAAGAGGTGTACGTGGTAAGAGTATAGCTAGAGCATTAGTCCAAAATGCTCAAGGTTTAGGATTAAAACAAGCTATGCGGACACGAGGTTTAACAGCATCCTACTACGAAGGTAGACAATCTATGGATGATATTAGAAGACGTCTAAAAGGAAGTGTAAGAAAGTCTTTTGGAAAAGTAGCACTTCAACCAATAGCAGATATGGCACCGCCACCACCTGTTTACCAGAACGTAGGTTTAACTTTCATGTTAGGCATGGGTCAAGCATTAGGTGCTGGTATAGAAGGTATGGAGTAACTAATTATGATACAGATTCCTCAATATCAGGTCGATTCAGGAGACTTTACACCCGAAGAAATATTAGACGTTATACCTGAACAAGAACGTTTAGACAGACAAGTTCAAAACGACGAAGAAAGATATCTTCGTGAGTTAGAAAAAAATGCAGATGATAGAATACGTAACTCTGAAAAAATGTGGAGTGGTATATCTAAACTTTCTTCTAAAGTAGGAGATATATTTGCAAAGAAACAAGAAGAACATAGAAAGAAAAAGACAGCAGCATTAAAAAATAGAATATTACTTTATGGTGTTGGTGATAATTTAAAAGCACACTTTAGTGGAGAAAAGAGAGATCTTTTTGAAGAAAGTGAATCTATACATGAGACAGCTTCTACTATCGAAAGATCAGGTGATATTGTTACAGCAGAAGAATTTAGAGATTTATCTAAATGGGAACAGTATGCAGTACAAGAAGAATATGCAAGAAAGCTAGGTTTAAACTACGGTACATTTGTAGAGAAAGCAAGAGAAACAGTTTCTATAGATGTTACTGACCCAGATGGTACAGTTAGAACCGTAAAGTTTGCCAATGGAGATCTAAATGCCTACCAACCTACTGAAGCTGAAAGAGCTGCTTTAAATGAAAAAATACAGTTTGAGTTTGCTTATCAATTACAAGGTATTGACAATGAAGCATTAATTGCTGAACAAGTTAGACCTCATATTCTTGCATATAATAAGGCAAATAATGCTGTAGCCTTGCAGGATAGAATAAATGCAAGAAAAAATATTTTTCAACAAAACACTCTAACTTCCATGGAAACCATCATTACTGGTGGTACTCTGGAAGAAGGTACACAGATGTATCAAAACTACATCAGGATGTATAAGTCTAGAAACCCTAATGCAACTAATGCAGAAGCTGAAGCTCAATTTGGAATGAACTTAGTTTCTCTTGTAGAAAATGGTAAGGTTAGTAGAGCTCAAGCTATAGCTTTAATTGATGAAAAATTTGTAGGAGCTAGTGGTGAAAGAAGTATAACAACTGGTAATAGAGAACTTAGAGGACAAATAGAACAAGCAGGTATTAAATATGACGAAGCTAAAAAAGCAGAGGAAGGAGTAAAAATTGCTGCTGATGTATCTTATTTAAAAGATATGGGTCCTATAAGTGAAGACCAAGCATCAGTTCTTAAAAAAGCATTTGAAGTTAAATATGGATATGTTCCTCCTTCAATTAAAAATGTCATAAAAGGATACATACCTGACGATCAAGCTATAGCTATATTAAATGACAGATTAGTAAGTCAGAATGATACGTTACATCCAAACGATTTAAGAAACGTTAGTACTGCTGTTTATAATGATTATAAAAAGTATCTTGTATCTGACCAAAAGCACGTAACAGTCGGTACAACAGAATATAAAAACAATGCAGCTAGGTTTGATGGTATAACACAAACTGCAATGAAAACTAATTATGGGTCAGCAGATATAAAATCTACACAATTTTTAAATTTAAGAGCAAATGTTGAAGCAAC